ATTATATTAAGCCTGCTTAGTTCTTGTTCAACTAATTCTCTAACAGTTATATTGACAGAAGGAACAACATCATCCATGTCGAAACGAAATTCTAAAGTCATACCAGGTTTAACACCATCTCTGTATGAAGCATCTTTAGAAATGTAAACGAGTTGGATGCCATCAGCTTCCAACCCGTAAGCATAAATACCTGCTTGAAGGATGTGTTCAATCTTAGGTGAGTCAGTGGTTGTGCCTTCACCTTTTAACGCCAGCTTGAAAGGGAAAGCTGTCATCGTTTTCAATTCTAAAACGTACTTCTTGTCACCTATTGTGAACAACCCATCGGCATGACCACTAATGTCATAACCAAAAGGTCGCAGATCAACAGGAGCTTCAGCTTCAAAATCTTCCCACATTCCTGCTAAAGATTCTTGTACCTTTTCGTGCATTGCTTGACCAAGATGAAAAGCAATCAAAGTTTCATAAGGAAACTCTTCGGATTCTCTGACTTGCGCCATTTCAAATCCGATCTTCCTCGCACAATTATACGCCTGGGAACCACGTAAAGCAGTACCGAAAGCAGTAGGTCTTTTACCTTCCTGCTCACGTTCATGGCGTAAATGTGCATCTACTGTGCTGGCAATAAGACCACTACCAGTGTTGGTTTCTTGTATCAAAAGAACCCCCTCTATTATTGGGTCACCTTTAGACCCTTAGACTATGCCTCTAATTATAGGAGTTATCATAGTTAGATGCAAGCAATTTATTAGCTAGGGAGGGGGAAGGAAAAACTGGCGGGTTTAACCCCCTCCCTAACCATTCAGTCAGTTAAGGAAGAAGTTCCTTTAGTTCCAATTTTCTGAGCGAGAGCGCCCTTAATAACGGACACAGCGGCAGCGACACCTGCACCTGCCATCATCTTCCATTGGTCAACACCTAGGTCGAACATGGAGTTTGACGACATGGCACCAATCGCAGCTTGGAAAAAAGTTGCTAGAACTCTTTCAATTAAATCTCTTGTAATCATGGTTATTACCATCCTTCTTTTTCTTTATCTTGTACGAATATCGGAGCTGTAAAAGTAAAACCGTTTGTCGGTGTTACTACAGCATACGCCTGCAACGGTGGACAGTCACGGAAATTCATAAGTCTTGAGAACTCATCAACTCCTTTACTGCTACCACAGGCAAAGACCCCGTTGCCAGGGTCAAGTATTTGCTGATGAAAATGACCGAAAGCCATCACATCAAAAGGCTGATGAAGTCTTTTCTTATCAACCATTCTTAGAACAGGAGCCATTAAGCCACCCACTCCGTTTCCTCCACCACGAATCTGATCTCCATGTGTTAAAAGAATACGAGTGTTATACACAGAAACCAAACAGTCAGCTGTGTCAGGTATGTCCCAAGTAATACGAGCATCTTTTTCCAAAAGGTTAGCGGTCATCGTTGCTAGTAGAAAATCTAAGTTATCTCTTACCCGACCTTTCATTCGGGGTTTCCTGGTCTGCCGACCATGATTACCTACAACGGAAGATATATGTACCTTACCAAAAAAATCTGCCAGCTTCGTGACACAAGCTGCAAGAATTGGTGACCAATAAACACACGTATCTAAACCAGAAACACCTTCATTGGTTTGAGCTAACTCTTCGTGAACATCACCTGAACACATATCTCCACCCCATAAAAGGCAAAGACCATCTATGCTCACACCATCTATATAAGAATCTGACAGCTCTATTGTCTTATCAACGAAACGTTTTAACCTCATCTCAGCTATGCAACGATCATATTTATTAGCCCCACCCATCTCATCCAGGTCAACGACTTCATCCAAATGAAGGTCAGACATCATAGCCACAACTGTTGCTGAACTTTTCTTAGGTTTCTTAGGAGTCAACCAGGTGGGAATAGTTTTCCTACGGCTGGCTTCATAAGCATCAAGAAGTTTATTGTTAGCTTCTACATCTTCTGAAAGTGCAGCTGATTGTTTACGAGCTATGCGTAGCTCTGACTTAGCTTTAGTGTGCGCTTTCTCTAACCGTGATAAACGATCTAAGAGAACACTTATCTCAGTGAACTCTTCTAAAGAATCACTCAGAAGCTCTTCTCCTTCGCTCGTCGAGTAGAGGTTCAACCTTTTTAGGGGTAGCGTCATCAAGTTTGTGAACTGTTTTCAACCAATCTGAAACAACTTTAGAGCCAGCATTAGAAGCGATGATCTCTTCTTTAAGTTCTTCAGGAAGAGTGTCGCACCATCTCCCTGAACCACCATTCCTGGTGGCTTCTGTGAAATCTTTAAGACTTATGGGACTGTTAGAAGTCGGCATGTAAGAGTTCCTTCCCAAAAAGAATCATTGTTGCTCATACGAATTGGAGACATTTCAATGTCTTCAACTGTGACTGTGAGCGATTGATCCCCTTCTTCAAAAGTAACCGCCTTTGATTGGTTAGCAAGGTTCCGCAAATGTAAATACTCTTCCTTACTATCATACCCTGCGAAAGCCCCCGCACCATGTATCGTCGCAACCTGCCCTTGTAATACTAATGGTGCAATGATTTCTTCTATGCGAACTGGTTGTGGTCTGCCATGAAAAGACCAGCGTTGGAATATCGGTCCAGCTGTAGTAGAACCAGCTTCCCTGGCTAAAGTTATTTTAATAACAAATGTTTCACTAGCAGGATCTACAGGAGAATACGCTACTTCTGTTCCTGTGCTTGTAACAGCCATAGCAGTTGAAATGTTATTTTCATCCGTGACAGTAATCGTTGCCGAACCAGTAACATTACCTTCAACTAAACCACGATAGTTATGTGAACCTGATCTGTAATCAACTCCTGCTAATCGGTAATCTAAATCACCTGAAGCAGAAACGCTTTGATCTTTAGAGAACCTAGCCGAACCAGCTCGACCAACCTTAGAAGCTGTAGTCCCGAAAGTAACTTCACCCACTGTTAGTTCAGCTGAAGTGGAAAGATCGCCAGTAGCATCTTCACCATATATTTCTCCATTGCTATCAGTGAAAAATAATTTGCTATTGTATACTTCTAATGAAAGCACGTTCCCATAACTCGCAGAATCAAATGCTAGAAAACGGCAATATGCTGGAACGAGTGTCGAAGTGAAAATAGAAAGGTCAGCTTTATATGTATCCCCATTTTTTGTACCCCAATATCCGTACTTACCGGAGATACGAACACCATAAACTGCTCCACCTGAATCTATAACGGGTCCAAAAGTTACTGATTGTTGATCGTTAGAATTAACAACACCAAACCTGACCCCTGCGGAGGTGCCTACCATGACAAGCTCTCCAAACGTATCGATACTAAACGGCGTAGAGAATGTTTCCCCCACTGGTAGCACCGCCGCAGGAACCGGATAAGAGAGAGAACCGTCTGTTGCAGATATCCCTATCGCGTAGAGGATTCCCTGTCCATTTACATTATATGCCGCATAAATACAATTAGCCCCACCTTTAATAGCTTGGCAGGTTCCTGTAAGAGTTTTATCAAAAGTTAAAACTGCACCTGAAGTATTCAGCTCTACTATTCTCCCGCCATCAGCTGATATAAGTCTTCCATTAGCGTACTCAATAACATCCCCTGCGAAACTTCCTATAGTAGAAGCTGTCGAAGTGCTAGAAACTGTTTCTTTTTTAACCGCTGAACCAGTCGTGGCATAAAGATCCGTGCCATCAGAAGTCCAATCAGTGATAGTTCCACCCATAGGAGTGGCACTAAAACTAATTTCACCGGACTGATCTGGGTTGCCGAATTTTAAATTAGAACCATCAGAGAAATAAAACACAGAACCATTAACAATCCTGGCATACATATTACTGCTAGAGCCAACAGCTTGTTTTCTTTCGATCTCTTTACACATGGTCAGCTGACCTTTAGTGAAAATGTCTACGTTCTTAGAAGTATGAAACCTTCTTCTATCAGAATCAGGAAGGTCATAATGTTCTTGACCAGCTCCGTATGACCAATCTGTTTGACTTCTAACCCATTGACCTACATTACTAAGAGTATTCTCACCAACATCTTCCGATGTATCCCTTTGTTCTTTTTGTGCGGGAACAGTTCTCCGACGATAGTTAGTGTAATCAACCTGGTATCCTCGACCATTTATAGAGATATCGTATTGAGGCGAAACCGCCATTACTACTCCCCGCTACGAAGCCATTGAGTAGGGTACATTCGCGCTAAACGCATCTTCTCAGCTTCCAGCCGTTGCTCACGACGGAAACGTAGATCACGCATAGACGCAGAAATAGCACCCGAAGGGACTTCCTCGGCTCGTCTGATAGGAGATTGAGTCATCACACTTTCACGGGCTATCGGTTTGAAAGTCATCAAAGCTAAAGCTGCACCTAAAGGTGGCAGATCGTAAGCTTCTGAATGAAGACCAACAGTTGATAGAGCTGTCGAAGAAGCACTCAAAGTAGTGAAAGGTGCTTTGTATTCAACACGAACACCCTGACCTGACGTTGGTGTATCAGCTAAAACTAAAGCAGTTTCAGAAGCGAACGTAGAAGAAAGCCTGTTGCGACGCAACGACCATCTACGAACTTCCGGTTCTGACAAATCACCGGACTCATCACTGAAAGTAACACGATGAACACTAAGAACATCCGAAGCAAGATTGTACCCTTGAGTGGAAGCCGTGTAAGTAAACGTAGCTACTTTCATTTGGTATAAACCTTGAGCTGAAAGATCATTCAAATCGTCATTCAAAGCATCCAAGATCATGTGAGCAGGGTATTGAGGTGAAATTCTAATAATAGAATCATCAGCATGAGTAGTGGCAGTAGAGCCACCATAGCCTCTGATGACACCTACATTAAGACCACTAACCGATGTCACATACATTAACTCTGTGCCAATTTCTACAACCGCACCAGGGGCAATAGGACCGGCAGCAAGTTCAATAGTAAAAGACCCTGCTGTAGTGCTGTTAATAACACCATTCAATCTGTTGATTGTTTCAACAGTCCCAGAGAGCAACAAATCCCTAGTTCTATCTATCCAGGTTTGTGCTGTCATGTTTCACTATCCTTTGATTCTTTAATAACTTTCTCTACCTGGTCACGGGTTGTTTTATCTTCAACAATCTGTCCCGACTCCACCTCCATCTTAGTCTCAGCGCGACTCTCTAAGTCGGCAGAACCACGAATAGAAGGCGGTTGTAAACCATCATCTCTTAAACGCTTGTAGGAATCCATGTCTGTTTCCAAATCATTCCAAGCTTCTTTCTCACCAGCTGCGCTACTACGAGAAGGCATAGCTGAAGGCGCAGTTTTAAAAGACCGAGCGTTCCGTCTGAAAGCTTCACGTTCTTCTGGTGTAGCGTCGCTAACAAAACGACCATTCTCTCTTCTTAATTTAGTACCCATCAGGCAGCCTCCTTAACAGTAACGTCATAACCTGCTGCTATTAAAAGGGTAGCTTCAGTTGAAGTTAAATCATTAGGACTTTCATGTGAGCCATACAAAGTCCTAGTTATATTAGCGACATCAGCTGGTGTGACAGGTTGATCTGTTGTAACAGTAGTGTTTGAAAGAATCCAAACATTAGAACCCCTGGATCTTGGACTATAGAAACGTGCAAGTCTGTTCATGGGAGCTAATGGTTGATAATCAGGTTCACCTTTAGCTTGTGTCGGTAAAGTGTTTTCGTATTTAGGCACATACCTCATCGCCATATCAGGGTCACCTACCGTAGCTGTGCTATTTAAAATATTAGGCGTAGCTATTGCGGTACCAGATATGGCACTAGCAGCAAGGATTGTTGCACTAGCAGCAACAGTCGCAGCGGAGACTTGAGCGTCACCTGTTACGACATGCGCTGGTACTGCACCAACACCTGCAACAGAAGCAGCAACAGCTTCAGTGAATAAAAGAACTGTTACATTTTGAGGAACACCTGTAGCTTCAACAGCCGTAGCTGAAACAGTTACGATACTTGCAGCAGTAACCGAAGGGACAGTAGCCCCTGGGCATGTTATCGACGCAGGAGAGACACTCGCATTTCCCGATACTGTTGACGCAGGAACCGCACCCACACCAGCAACCACGCTAATAGCAGGGTCAGCACCGATATTAACTTCAGATGCGTTGTCCCCACGATACGTTGTCGCTGTTTGCCTGTAATCAATCCCTGATTCTCTGTAAGGGAAACTCCTTTGAACTTCAGGAAGTGTAGTTGTGCAAGCAATCGTCGAAGGGGTAACAGTGGCATGACCTACACCATAATAATTTCGGATTGAATCTCTGTAATCAATCCCTGATTGGCGGTAATCAAGAGCCACTTCATTCTCCGAACATCTTGTTATAGGTTATCGAACCTACAATACCATCAGGTTTAAGACCGTTTTCTTTCTGCCAAGCTTTAACACGCTGAACTGTCAGCCATCCATAATCTCCGTTCAGGGGCAATCCTAAGACCGCCTGAACCCATTTGACTAGGGCTGACCTATTCCTAGGCCAGCGAAGCTTCAGAGGCTTTGTAAACGCCGGAGGAACGAACTTAGGAACCACTACCGTTTCCGCATCAGGGCGCATTTCCTGTAACCGAGAATAAGCAGTATGACCAGGGCAATCTTTATTCTTCACATCACGATGCCCACGTATATTAAAATCAGGCAAAATGTAACCCAGCTTGATTCCTTCTTTAATCAAATTATGTATCGCCCGAACAGCCTCATCAGAAATAACTTGTTGAGTAGTATCACCAATAATACAAATAGCGTATGACCTGTGATTCCAATTCTTAGTAGCACCAGGTCTATTAAACCAGCCTCTAGCTTCATATATTCGACCAGATTTTAAACCAATAAGAAAACTGTAAGCTATGTCAGCCCAGGATTTACCGAAATGGTAACGCTGGTATGCCCTAGCTATAGCAGCTTCACCCTCTTGAGAGTGATCTTTTAAAAGAGTAGCGCCATGATGAATGAACACATGGTCAACTGGTCGTTTCTGATTGGTTGTCCAACGAGCTGGTTCCGCACCCCATTCTTCTCTTGGGATTATATCGGTCATTCGTTGTATTCGTAGAAGTCTTTACCCCATGTCTTACTTTGGATAGCTTCTTCAGCTAAATATATACGATCCCAGATCGTACTAAATTCTGAAGGAACCCAAGCCATAGAAGCAATGATCTCTTTCATCTCATCTACATCTTCAATAAGAACATTCATGTCAGAAGCTATAGCTTCAACAATTAAAGAAGGCGCGAACCTGTCCAAATCGTCAAGGCGAGCAGCCCTAACGCTGTCAATGGCAGAAGCATTTGCAACAATACCTTCCTCTATTTCATCTAACTTTGCTAGAACACTCGAATCTGTCCCAGTGTTCTGTTCAATAACAGCTACTTTCGCTTCCAAATCAGAGATTTGATTAGCGACTGAAGCTGCTTTCCAAACGACTACACCTGAAATGGAAGCAACAGACATGATAAGTCCAAGCGTTAGCCTGGATACTCCTATCTTTTTTACGTCTGTTATCTCTTCCATTATTTACTCGTTCTCTAATTCATACCCTGACCAAGGACCATTATTGTAAGCATCAACAAAATCAGGTGAACCGAGTTCAACAAGAGGATTATTTTCACACCAATAAGATGAAATCAAACCAGTAAAAGTATGATCGGCGGTCTTAATAAACGCATCTGGATGAAATTGTTGCGCCCATGCCAAAGCCTCTGCTTCAGTGATTTCTGTGACATCCCATTCTTCTAACCCTGACAAGTCATCAATTTCCTCTGTCATATAACCAACCCTGTAACCTGTTTCAGAGTTAATATATTCAGACGGTGTAATGTGACCGCCTCGTTCAGTGAAAGTAGCGCTGGGGCTTGTACCAGAAGTGCCGTTAGAAAGTTTCCATTTCAAATATCTCATTGCCCTGAGTCCTGTAATTCCATTTTTTGCTGTTCCAATATTTGTTTCTCACGATCCGCTACGAGATCATCCAATAAATCTATTTGACGCAAAGAATCTAATTGCGCCCAGCCCACGTTCCCTGACATGATTTGCAAATTCGTTTGCCGTGTTAAACGCTTCTCCCAATATTCAGGTTGAGCATGATCTATTTCATCGCGAGTGAAATGCTGACAGTTGTTAAACAAGTCTACTAAAATTTCGTATTCTCTTTCCGCTCCACGTTGCACAATAATCGAATTATCAAGTTCGAGTTCTCTTTCCTCAGCCTCAAGAGCATCCATCTCATCGCCAGTTTCTTTCAATCTGGCAATCTCAATTTTTGTTCTACGCACGTTAATATCATGTCGTCGCAGTTTCATTTGTAAACTTTGTAACTCTAAACACAGTTGATAAAAACACATTTCAGGTGTGTCATGCTGTCCAATAACAAAATGAACCAACTGGTATGCGGAACGTGATTGTTGAACTTCTGCTATTGCTTCATCTATATTCATATCAAGCCAGTGCCAGTTCATTAGTAGCGGATGTTGCGCTAAGATTGGCTTCTGAAAGAGTTGCGCTAAGAACGCTGTTTGTCATAGCTGGAAACACGTTTTTTTGGATAGTGTTAGTCCAAGTTGCGGCACCACCACCAAAACTGGTTCCACCACTTATATATCCTGCGGTGTCAGAAATGGAACAACCAACAGCATATTTCCGATTAGTAATACTCCAAGTTCCATCCGTTACAGCATCGGTGGTGAAACTAATATTAAATTCATACTGATTTGAATATGAATTTATGAAGACTGAACCTGTAACCCCATATTGACCATACCCGCCAGCCATATAACCACCACCCTGCGATAATGAATCAGATAACGAAGCAGGCGTTTCTGTAGCAAAAGGCATCTTGTCAACATTTGTCATCGAACCTGTGTAAGTACCAGCCGCATAAGCCGCCACACCATTGTCACTAGACGTAGGGAAATTAAGAGGACTGTAAGTCAAACTGTTGCTTAAAGTCCCCCAAGTTTCCGTAGCGAACGGCATATCAAACACAGTCGCAGTAATCGGATATTTGTTACCGCCCATATAATAGGCTTTAACACCCTGATTAGTTCCGTTACCGCCTCCATAATAACTACCGCCTGGATTAGTGCTTCCCAATGTGCTTATCGAATCCGAAGTAAACGAAATTTTTTCTGTACTGTTTGAATTACCACTACCTGTATCGCCACAGTTGCAGTAAGCCGCCACACCAGCGTTACCATTCCCTGAAGCCTGATAACGCCCAGTTGCCATCACGGAACTTAATGTAGTGAGAGTATCCGTACCAGAATCCATTTTGTCGATATTGTCGCCTCTACCCCAACCTGTGATTGAACCATTACCAAAAAAGTAAGCCCAACCGCCAGTAGCGGCACTACCACTAGCGGAAACCGAACCGAATAAAGAATGTACAAGAGACATATTAAGCCTGCAAGTTGCCGATAAGTTGCCAAGTATCTGTAGCTGTTTTAATTAAAGTCACCGAAGCGTGTTGACCATTTATTGCTTTTTCAGAATCCAAACTATTAATCGTTACTCCTGACCCTTGAGCAATAGTAACTTTGCCAGCACCTATACCAATAACTGTGATAGCTGTACCAACAGCGAAGGCAAAACCTGAATTAGGTGGAACCGTGTAAGTCTGAGCGGAACCATTACTTGCTGTAACAAGCTTAGATTGGTCGCCGTCTGCAAAAGTATATGTGGTTCCTGTTTGAGCGTTTATAGCAAGAGGAGCCACGACACTACCAGCACTTATAGCGCCAGTAACAGTAAGATCGTCAGCCATAGTGACATTACCGTCAGCTACCGCCAACGCTGTTTGGGCGTTAGTTCCCGTTATTGTCAGAGATTCCGCTGAGGAATCCCAGACGAGAGCGTCACCCGCTGTGTCTGAGTGGAAAGTTACGTCGTGTCCTGCACCATCAGCACCAATAGTAAGAGCGCCAAGAATAGTGGGTGAAGTGTCCCAGGCTGATGTGCCGGAACCAGTACCCATCATAACAGCACCACTAGAAGCCGTTGAACTACCAGTACCTAACTTGGTTTCAAGTTCAACTACAGCGCCATGAGCATTAACGTGCATAACGTCATGCTCTTTACCTGACGCATCTAAATCATCAGTTGAACTTATATCTGTGCGTAATTGGTTATTAGTTGCATCAAGCGCACCTGGGTAAGCAGTTGCCATTTAAAAACCTCCTACGGTGTTAAGTCGATTGTCCAAATACCAGCAGCGTTCCAAGTGATTTGGAAAGTACCATTAGCACTCGAATAATCTGAACCGAAGTTCACTAGACAAATTAACGGATCATTAGAGAGAGTGTCGTCATAAATGACCGCAGCTCTCGCACTTGAAATAGTAGAAGTAGCCCAGCTCGAATCAGCAGCATCAAACTTCAAAGCACCAGAAGCACTCGTCATAGCGACACTACCTAAAGCCACGCCACCGGCAGAATAATTCGTACCGGAAACTTCATTACTTGACAGATCCGACCAATGATCGTGACTATCAAAATCTGGTGTGGATGAATTAGTTATCATCGCCACCTTGAATGTGTCAGAAGCAGTATTAACCGCTAACTGTGTGCCATCCAAAATATCTAAAAATGTGGGACAAAACATCCCACTTGCTGTAACAGCCATTATTCCACGCCTCCCTGGAGGACTCTCATCTCAACTGACTCAGGAGCTACAGTAGCATCAATTTGCCCACTCCAGTGTTCAGTTTGGATTCCTCCGACAGAGCCATCGGAATCTCTACGAACTTTTGTTTTCTTTGAGGTTCCACGTTTAGTAAGGACACCAACAGAAGAATACTTTCCCATTTATCTACCTCTCGGTTTCTTAGGTTTCTTTACCCTGTAAGTCATTACTCTATCTTAACCTCTAATTGCTGGTTAGGGTCGAGAGGCTTGCCGACTCCCGACCCTAAAACCAACGTGTGTGTTAGTTAGCTCCGATACTTGAAGCTGATTCGATACGACGAATCGCTGCTTCACGGAAACGACCATAACCGCACATTGTGTACCAACCTACAGGCTGGAAACGACGCAAACTGTCGGTAACAGGACCGAACACAACAGAAGGATCAGGACCGAACATGGTCGAGAAACCCTTTGCCATTGCCTGTTGTCCAATAATTACTGTGCCGTAAGCATCAACAGTGGAGTTACCTCCATCAGCTACGAGCAAAGCGCGTGGTGTTTCAATGAAGTCAACTCCATCGAACATACCGATAGAACCCTTACGGACTCCATCTGCATCTTGACGTATTTGGAAGCTACGAAGATCAGTAACGGCTGTGCCTTTAATGAAATCGTAAGCTACGTCAGGATGAATGAACCCTATATAAGCATTTCCATCAAATGTTGGAACCGCAGCTGAACGAAGTCCAGCTACCTCTTCACGAACAATGTCAGAAGTGATTACGTTGCCCGCTACGAGCGCGCCCCGTGACGACTGCGAAACGTGCGTGACGTTCGAGCCGGCATATAGAAGATCAGCCACTACCTGATCCATAGAATCAGCAGCGTTAAAGCCAACGATGTTAGCTGCATCTGAATCTACGTTAAAGAAAGACTGCCCACGAAGCGCAGCAGTTGTTACAACTGCGTTGCCGTATTCAGCCAGGGACACCGTTACGGTGCTGTCGCCTAGTGCGACTGCTGTGACATCAGAAGTTTCCGTCAAAGCTGAAGTTGCTTGAGCGAGATTATTGTAAATTGTGAAAGTCACACCAGAACCATTATGGGTCTGCTTTGTTGCTTTAACAGTTGCATAATCTTCGTGAAGAACTTGCTTACGAAGAGCGAAATGAGCGAGTTGCTCAAATGCTACTTGATCTGACGACACACTTGATTTTTGTGTATAAGCCATTTTTAAATTTTCTCCTGGTTAAGAACGAGAAGCTAACCTAACCCTGAACATCAAATTCATATCCTTGAGAACTCATCAAAGCTTTCAACTCTTTTTCATTAGTTGTAGCTCGAATCTGGTCATTTAATTGTGGTGGAACCACAGGTTGACCTTGAACACCAGCATCGGCAATCCTCTGCTGTGCCGCTAACTCCTGCTGGAGTGTGGTTGTATCCTCTGGTTCGAGGAGTCCACTTGCTTGCGGAACAGTTGACTCAATACCTGGGGTTTGCCCCAAGAATCCAGCCTCTTCAGCTGCCATACGAATTGACTCTGCATCCAACTCTCCGTCATATCCTTTAACAAAATATGATTGCCGAGTGTCATTAGGGTCAATCCCTGCTGAACGAAACACTTCTGCTTTCTCAAGTCCTTGTAGTTTTGCCTGAAGTTCAGCTACTTGAGCTTCAGCTTCGGTGGCTCTATCTTCAAGAACTCTCCGAAAATTGCGTTTCGGTTCTCCATTCTCATCTAATTCGATTGCGTCAGTTTCAGTTGCTTCAGCCATCTATGTTAACGCTCCCTTCCAGTTCGCACCGACACGGGAGGCGAGCCGGTGGTGGTAGATCCTCATAGCTCTCGCTTGCTTAAACGGCCATTAAGTATCTACAAGAAAGTGTAGCAGAAACTTAGCGTCTTAAAATAGATTAAAAGTAACTTTTATTGAGCTTCGCCAAGCCCGATGTAACCACCTTGGGTTAAAGCAGGACCGCCCTGTTGAGCGAATTGTGCAAGCCTGCGTTGACGGCGTTCTTCTACCTTTCGGGCAGCGTCTTGTTCTGTCCCAAATTGAGCGCCAACCAACTCTTTGCGAGTGATATCGCCCATATCTCCAGCGGTTTCTTCCGCTAAAGTGGACTGTCCTATTGCTTGGAAACCTCTCCGAGCTTCTGTTTCACTAACCCCAGCTGCTCTCAAGCCTTCTGCGGTTTGCTGAGTAACAGATCCGAACCCAGTCTCGGCAGCTATGCCACCAATCCGAGCCGACCCTAATTGCTCACGCATTTCAAAGATATTTGTAGCCCTCTCTGGGTCCAAATAATAGGCAGTTATGTCTTCATCAGAAATACCATACCACTCTTTCAAAGCTTCTCTAACTTCTGGGGTGGTAGCTAAAGAAGCTTCACTAGCTAAAGCAACTCTGCTTCTTAACTCTTCTACAGAAACATCCCCACCTATCAAAGATCCAAAGTCAGAGTAATCATCATAAAACTCTGAATCTATTCCTGCTTGTTTCATCACCCCTGTGTAGCCACGTTCTAATTCTATGTATGTGCTTTCAGATATTGCCCTGCCTGCTTTTGATAAAGCTTCCATACCAGGGAACCTTCCCTTATATGTCTCACTTTGTCGTACCTTCCCCCACACTGCGGCAGGATCTTGAGAAGCAACCCAAGTGTCTATCAGATTTAAAGATTCGTCTTTTAATAAATCTTCTAAACCGTATGTTGTTAAAATGTCACGAACGATACTGGTAGCACTATCTTCTTCTATTGCAGTTGCCCCTGATTCATTTGTGTTTAAAGTAACTGAACCTGGAGTAACTGAACCTGGAGTAACTGAACCTGGAGTAACTGAACCTGGAGTACCTGAACCTGAAGTCCCACTCATTGATTGTGACGAAGGTAGCGGTCCACTTAAAGTTCCATAAACTTCAAGGTTGGATCTCATCATTGCTAAAGACATTGAATTACCCGCTGTTGTTGCCATCGCACGGTCATCAACAGACACATAATCTTCATCCCTAAAAGAAGAAGGAACCCCGCCTGTCAACAAATCACCACCTGTAATGGTATGACGCAACTCATCAAGTTTACTAACAGACTTACCTACAATATCTGTGCCTACTTCTTCTAAAAAGTAATCACCATACTGCTCTATTAAAGCAACACGATCCGGCTGGAAAGTATTAACAATAGCCACTCGACCAGCAATATCTAAAATCTCTTCCTTAGACATACCCTCAGCAGGAGTTTTAATATCAGCAGTAGCCATAACATCACCCATACGCTGACCACCTTCATCAAACAAATCGGAAGGAGCGCCAGCTGAACGAACCCAAATGTTAGTACCAGGTACCTGCGTTTTCATTTCAGCAACACCAGACCAATCAAGAGATTGACCTATCTGCTGACCAGTGAAAGGATCTTGCCAACTGCCACCATGCGACAATAAATACACTGGATCGTATTCAGCTCCCGCAATAGCCAACTCTGCTATTTCTTCAGGATTATTAGTTTTCTGTCCTTTAAAAATAGGTGTAAACGTAACCCCATTATCATCCGATGCCATTAACCCAAACCTCCAAATTTCCTAGCCACAAAATCAGCAAACCCCTGGGCTGCCGTTTTAGCTTGGCTTGTTCTCCCCCACAAATCTTTTGTCAACGGAGAAGTACGAATATACTCGGCTGTTTCCGAAAGAGTCATAGCTCGTCTTTCCCCAGTGTCAGTCACAGAATCTATTATCGGACTGTATTTAGGGTCGTTCATAAAATCAATAGAAGTAGCTGGCATCTCTAAAAGATTAGCTATCTTTTGAGCATAAGGATCAAACAGCTCTCTTGTGTTGTAACCACGATCAAGTTTCCCTGCCATAGTGGGATACATTTCTTTAGCTGTCTGAATGAAATCGGCTTCAAGAATGTTTAAATCTTCCTCGCCTAAATAAATTTTACGCGCCCAATCTTCAACAACACCAGGGCTGTATGTCAGCATGTAATCGTTAGCGAGATTATTTATTTTATTCATGTTCGCTCCGATAGCACCAACAGCAGCTTTACCTTCATCCCAGGAAGCTTCAGCTAAAAGGTTTCTTCCATAGTCAGCGCCATCCCATCCTTGTGTGATGGCATCTACAGCTAATATTTCTAAACGTTCAGGGCTTAAATTTATTCTAAGGTTGCCAGCTGCGACTCTTAGAATGTTTATTTGATCCAGTTTTTGTTTCTCTGCTTGAGCAGGGTCAGAAGCTAAAAGCATCTGCCATGCCCTTTCAGTGTCTAAAGTGTTTCGCCACCATGAACGATCAATGGTTGAATCTGTTGAAGCTAACTCTGCTTCTACTTTTTCTTTCATACCAGAAACGTCATAGCCATGCTCTGTTAAAGCATTTAAGCGTTCTTTAGTTACAGCGAAATCAAGATCAGGTCTTTTAAGTTCTTGGTTAAGTTTCTCTGCTGACCAATTCTCTTCTGAAGCTAGTAACAATATAGGCGCTACTTGAGAATGTTCAAGGAAAGAACCGAAGTATCCGAACTCTGAAGCATAAGCACCCATAATCTCAGATAAAACAGGATCGCCTGCAAAGATTTCTTCAGGTGTAACAGGATTGTTTAAAGTGTAAAACAGAGCTTCCAGTTCGGCGATATTAAAATCTCCTGCTTTAATTCCTGTGACAGCAAAACTTAATTGTTCAGGTGTTAGTTGAGGGAACTTTGCTTTAACGGAATCCAACACGGGGTCACCCGTTGATACAGCAGTAGAATCTTCTTCCAACCTGCCAGCAGAAAGAACGCCCATTGATTCTTTAGCTTGCTCCCAAGTTGAACTGCCATTAACAATCGAGTCAAGTGCATTGTTTATTTCTTGGTCAGTAACATTTCCCCACCAAGTTTTGAATTGGTCAAAAACATAAGATCTATTTGTTGTAATTAAATCAATTTTTTCATCAATAACTTCACCGTTTTTAGTGTCAAGTGATGAAGTTTCTATAGGAGTAGGAACTGTAGTCGTAGTAGTAGGTACCGTAGTCGTAGGTACCGTAGTCGTAGTCGTAGTCGGAGGTACTGTAGTCGTAGTCGTAGTCGGAGCCACCGTAGCTTGTTTGTTGTAAGCAGATACATTCTCTTCAAGAGTTGGTTGAAGCTGACCAGATTGTTCATACATCTTAACAAAGAATTGGGTCATATCTTTTTGCTGTTCTGGTGTGTAATTAGACTTCCACAAGATTTGAGCAATCCGTAAAGCGTTAATAAAATCTGAATCTGCGCCTCCATCTATTGAAGGAGCAATCAAACTTATTAACTCATCATCAGTAAAGTTGTATTCCTCACCGTCAGCTCTAGTTGGGAAAAACGTATTCGCATTTAATAGCTTTACAAGTAAGTCCCACCCATCTTCAAAAACCCATCCATCAAACCATACATCGTCACCAAATCCTTGACCTTCAATAAATTCTTGAAGCTGTTCAGGTGTATTCATATTTATCGACCTCTCACTAAAGAAGCAAAGTTTTGCAACACACCAGACATATCCATAGTCTTAGCCTCAACAGGGTTACTCTCCTCCAAAGCAGCATCAATATCAGCAGCCGAAGGACCCTGATAAGTGTCATCGCTTTCCAAACCTCGAACCAAACTTAAAGTCAACTCACGTTCCTGGTTAGAGAGATCCCTGCCAAAAACTCTTTGACCCGCCTGGTCACCCATGTTATGTATAAAATCGTCTGTCCAAACAGGAGTATCTTTTGTTACCCCCTCAAAAGGTTCAACACCTAAATGTTTAAAAGAATACGAAACTTGCATCGCTTCTTGGTCAAAGTCTTGAGCTATAGGAACTTTACCTCTGGCTACAAGCTCGTTGATCGCGTTATGAAAAGCATTAGTTGAAGCTGTCTTATTGTTCATAGATTCTTCACTAGCACCTTGACCGTAAAAACCGTTAGCAAAAAGTGTTTCATGCAATTCACGAAACTCTTCCGGTTTATTATCTTCTAAATCAAAATAGTGTTCGTATTGATTTTGAACAGTTACCCCTGTCCCTCCTATTTCGGTTTCACCTGTGAAATCTGTGTTGTTAAATATGTACCATTCTATTTGTGACCAAGTTTGTTTAGGATCTACACCTACCATCGAATCGTTATATAATTGAAATATCTTGGTCTGAGCAAAATCATCAGCGTCTACTCCCAATGAATCTGCATTTACGAGAGCTACATCATAAGCATTATTTATCATCAAATTAGCGTTTAAACCATACTCGCCATACAAAAACTCTAATTGTTCTTCTGTTAAAACACTGGTAGGGTCTGTAACCACATCACCATTAGGAGCTGTCCAGGTCGTTTCCATTATTCATACACCTTTCGTTGTGCAGGTGTCCAAGTTTCGGGTTCCATCATGTCAAATTCAAACCATCTAAGCCAAATGTCTCTAAAAGCAGGGTTGCTAGCAACCATATTAGCAATGTTTTCATCCCACAATCCTTTGATAACCTTATTATCACTTGCATCTATTTGAATAGACTTTCCACTAACATGATTATTTTTAAGCATCTCAGTGAAACCATCTCTTAAATCTAAGTATTCACCTATTAACTGAATATCAACTCTGCCTGCCATCACTGGATCGTCAACAAGTTTTCTTAAACCTTCAAAAAACTTTCCGTCGTCAAAATTTTTCTCTGCAAAATCTTCAGCCCAAACAGGGTTTTCTTCTTGAAGCAATTTTATTTCGTCATCTCTTAAATTTTTAATAGCTCTAGCTGCGGTCACATTCATATTCGGAACAGGTAAACCATCATCACCTGTCATGTCATCTAAAATGGCATAATACTTATCGTTAATCATTCTGTATTTTGACCAACCTTCACGAATATCAGGTTGAAGAATGTATTCTAATTGGGTTAAAGATTTACGTTGTTCTTCACCGCTACCATAAAAAGTTTCTTCTTGTTTTTGATTTTGATAAACAAACTGTGAAAAATCAGCGCGAGCTTTTACCCCACCAGTAGTTTCCAACCCTAAAATAATTGCTCCCAACTCAGGATATTTTTCAAAGTAAGGTTTAAATTCTTCTCTCGTTTCCCAAGCTGGTAATGTTGGAGGTAGCCCTTCCAAAGATTGAGTTGACCTGGCTGTAAGAAACCAAAAACTATCTTCCATGTCTTCCTTCATCAACTCTTCCATGAAACGATCATCAGCTGTATCAGGATTTTCATTGTAAAAACGTCTAGCCATATCTATCCATTTTTGATATGGACTAGCAAATCTTATAGCAGTAGGAGTTGTTGCTTTAGCGATAGTTAAAAGCATCAGCGACGACCTAGCGGCATGTTCAACATCTTTAATGAACGCGCTGTATTGCGCTGGATCTTGAAAATCTACAAGTTCTCTTTCACCTTCATTCATTTCAACTATCCAAACTTGTGTGATGTTAGCCATCATGCTCTTATAGGTTCTGTCATTCCAAAGGTCAACATCAACACCGGCATCTTTAAACCAACCTTGCACGGCTGTATACAACGATCTGCCCCAAGCTGGTGCAGAACCTTTAGCAAAAGCTTCCATTTCTCCAAATAGCCCAGATCCGTCACGGGGAGGAATAAACCCATAAGGAAACATGAAATCAACATATTCGCCAACATCAGGTCTTTTCCTAGCTAGTTGACTTACAGAAAAAGTAAAAGTTGGCATAGCCCCAGGTAAACCTGTGGTAATCATATTTATACCAGCTTTATTTAAATAAAGTTCACCCTCCCACCATTCCATAATGTCCCCGAATAAAGGACTCTTAGATAACACTTCTCGCATTTCCTCTGGCACATGCAACACCCAATGTTCTTTACCTTCAGGGTCAGTGTAAGTAGGTAAACCAGCAGCTTCACGATATGTGACAGCAACCTTTGACACAAACGCAGGATTGTCCATCGTAAACCCCACCCACCTTGTCAACACTTCTTGCCATGCGTTAAAGAAAGGAAAGAAATGTCTAGTCGATTCAGCAAAATTGCTTTGTTCCGCAAGGTTATACATAACATCTTCAACAGCTTTAAGAGCTGTAACACGGGAACTGTTTTCCATAGCTTTCAATGCTTCTTCAGAAATAGTAAACAATCCCGTACCAGGGTCAATCGCTAAATTAACAAGCTTAGATTTCATTTCAGCTTCATAAACTGCTCTGAACAATGGATGCCGTGAAAGTTGTGTTGTGTATAAACCTCCAAGTCTTTGAATACCTTTGTCTAAAGTTTTTTTGAACAAACCGTTTAACATACCGGAATAAGTAATTTCTTCTTGTTTATGAACTCCACCTAAAATGTCATACCATCTAAGATTTTCTGCTTCAGCAGGAGCGCCCGATTGTTGCAATTTAATTTTCTGCTTAGGGGTTAATCTGTGTGAGGGTCTAACAGCTTTAATTCCTTTATCACCACCAAGAGCATCAATAACTTGACGTAACTCAATTCGGTTCCCGTTACTTAAAGCCCGTCTAACGTTAGCTAATTCGTTTATTGGAGGTAACAACCTATCTGTAAATTCTCTAGTTGCTTCTACCCAATCAAGCAGTTGTTCTGCCTCAGTATCAACAAGACCCATTTCTTCTAAAGTTTGTTTACCTTCAGGTGATTCTAAAAACGCTACAATGTCATCGTTTGTTTTAGTATCATCCCAAAACATCCTCGAATACTTCGATCTGCCATATTGATCGTTTAAAACTCTCTCATACCATTGAGCATATACTTCTGCTTTTTGAGGATTATTAAGCAAATCTGCTCTCGAAGGAGGTTTAATAACCAGATCCCAGTCTCCAAGAAATTCTATGTTCCCTGATTTAAAATCACTACCAGCTTGATCCAACATATAAGACATGCCACGATTTGCACCTACAGCATTTTCCCATTCTCTTAAAGGAGTAAGAGGATTACCAAAAGCACGTTCAACATCAATACCTAAAATTTGAAGATTCTCAAAACCTGGTGCTTCCATTAAAGCATTAGCAGCATTTTTATCTCCTGCTACAACCATGTCTTTAATAGTTTGTTTCTCCCTCAATGGTTTTGCCATCCGTGAAACTATTCTGGCATTTCTAGCTCTCGACAACATAGGAGCCACTACAGCACCAGGAACACCTGCAACTAAAAATCCTAAAGAACCCGAAAGAACCATTCTTCTATTAACCACTCTGTTGTCACCGAAAAGAATTTGTCTTAAACCTTTTTCTAATTCTTTTTTAGGCATATCTCCCGCTATCCCAAGTATCTGTTTATCAGTTAAAAGGTTTCTTAAAACAGCTTCTTGAGCATTGCGACGGTTTAATAAAAGATTCCACAACGCATCAGGACCGCCTATCACAGCTGACATTCTTAACTGTTCTTCTCCGACAACTCTCATAGGCCATTTAGGGTTTAATAAAACTGATGGTTTAAAAAAGTTGGAAAAGCGTTGTAAAAGATTATCCATCCCATCAATAGTTCGCCAAACTTCAATAGGCGTTTTAGAAGCAGTACGTCTAACAGAACGATTAAACCGAGTGAAATCTGGGATAAGCCCTACATCAGCCATACGCTCAGGAGTTTGAGCTGTCTTTAAAAGACTCAAAGTATCTGCTTCAGCATACTTAGAAACCCCAGGAACTGATGTACCCATTTGAGTTGCACTGACCGAACCGTCATCAAGCCGTTCAATAAGCGCCCTACCAACCTTGTGTTTAGTTAAATCATCTAAAGCGTGGCGTGAACTGCGTTTGTAATCTTCAAAGATTCGGTTTTTAAGATCTTTAATCATTGCTCTGTGATCTTTGTAATCACTAGCTTTATTACCCGCAGCTACCCACTCATCTTTACTTTTAAAAATATGTTTCTTGGAATGTTTTTGTAAAACACTGTCAATAGTTTCATCAATAAGCTGTTCCCAATATCTGCGCCTACCAGCTTCATCCAACCCATTCCATTTAGTTAAAATGACTTGAATCTTATCAGGCTCAACTTTCGCCTGTTTCAACATTCTTTCAATCATCCGATCCGAATTAGGATCAGCAAAAAGAACATGAGAATGAGCGCGCTTATCCATCACCCAACGGAAAGGCTTACCAGTAACACTATTAGTGAACCAATATGTTTGACGAATAGGATCTAAACCCAACCTGCCTAAAGGATTAAACGCACCAGGTGAAGCCATATCATCCAATGTTTTCCACATCCCCGCCATGTCACCAAGTTCATCAGTGTGAGTTGGCAACTGAGGAGGCATAAGCTCATTTATTATTCGAGACTGATTAGCTCTAGCGCCAACCATGCCAGGGACAACACCCTGCTTAACAGTCCCACCAGCTACATAAATTCCTTTTAACATATTCGCAACGTCAGTATTGACTCTTGAAAGTCTCGCTATGGAAGTATTGTCACCCAAAAAGAAACGCATAACATCTTCTGATATTGCTCTTCCTCTAGCCCCACCAAAAGAAGAATGACCTTTCTGAGCGTAAGTTAAAAGTCGTGCGATAGTCGCACCGTGAGGGTTGTCTTTAAAAAACCTTTGACGAATTTTAGTAGCTGCTATTTCAATCTTAGCGTCATTCAAAGCTGTAGGAGTTAAAGGAAGTTTCTTAGTTCCAGTCACATGCGCTCGAATAGCCTCATCAGAAACATTATCTACCGTATTATCAATACTTCCTAAAAGACGATCAAACCTGCCGTCTTGACGGAAATATCGTTCCCTTCTAGCAACTCCAACACTTAGATTTTTTTGAACGTTCTTTTTACCACCAGCTAACATCACATCACGGGGAGACAAAACAAGTTTGTAAGGCTGACCTTTAACATTCGCTTCAATCAATTCACTAGCTTCATCCATTTTGGCTTTACCCATTTTGAACTTGAGGTAAGGTTTAGCAACTAGACGATCATAAACCCCGCTTTGCCGATGCTTCTGAGCAACATTCATAGTCGCGCGTGTACCAGGCACACCCAACTTGGATGCAATTAAACCCAGGTTCCCTCCACCACGAACAGCTAACACAGCTTTACCGCCAAGAACCGTAGGGTCTAAAGCTATTATTGATACAGCGTCAGTTGTCCCAGAAACAAATTTATGCCATGTGGTGCCTTCATGCCGAACTTTTTCGTCTTCATCAAGAATGTCCACACCAGCTAAAAGATAAGACAACGCTTTACCTAAAGTCGGGTATTCTTTCTCATCATTATCCCAACCTGGGTCAGCTATCTGCCAAGCATCTTTCCAAGTGCCTTCATCAAACAAACCAGTGAAATCACCTCTTGATTGAGCGAGACTTGTTGCCGTTAAAACAGTAGTTGGGAGTCTAGCTATTTCTCTGTAAGCGTCATCCCACACATCAAAAAGTTCATTCCCGCCTTCACGTAAACCTTCAGGAAGACCTTCTATAACCTCACCTATAACACCTTCCGGTCCTATCATGTGAGGAACATAACCAGGACCGTATTCTTGGTTACCTAAAAAACGCTTACCCGCTATACCTTTAACAGTAGGCCAAACTCTTTCAAACTCATCTTCTACAAAAGGAGCAGTTACTAAATCACCAACAAACCCTGCAAGATCCCCACCGGCTTTACCAGCTGCACCAGCAATCTCTCTTATTCTGCTAATAAAGGACATTAAAAGACCTGATTGTTCTTAACTCTTAACTTGTTTACAAATCTTTTAGTTTCCACTCCCGCGCCTGGTAAAGCAGCTAACTCTTCCAGCAAGGGTTGAAAAGCAATCAACCTAGCAGATGTTTCCTCTTCTTGTTTTTTAACAACAGCCCGTGGAGGTCGAACACCCATACCTGGACCGGAAGCTACACCAGATGTTATAGGTTCCATTGGTCGTTCCGTTGGTCTTACAAAAGAACCAGGACCGCCAGGTGTTATCGGAGGCTTCCTAACAGAAGGCTCTTCGTGCATAGGCACAACATCCATAGCATCTTCTTGTTTCTTGCGCTCGCCATACGTTTGTTTCGATTTAACTTTTCTTGGCATTATCCCACCTGTGCTAACAGATCACGCAAAGCAGGTCGCCCACCAGCAGATGCAACCGCTTGTTCAGCACCTACACCTTCTTGAGCTAACCCAGGCATAGTTTCAGGGGAACCAGCTGGTGCCTCAGACGCTTGCCTTTGCTGTGCTTCTTCTTGAACCTTCTGAACAGCATCAGCTAATTCTGCTTTATCTGTTCTAACAAGTTCAGTGATACGAGCTAGATCATTAGGAGGTATAGAACCTTGCGAAGCTTGAGTTTGGATACTGACCAACAAAGCCTGTTCCAAATTCTCAGCTATCACAGCGTCATGTTCATGTTCAGCATCATCAACCATCGGGTCTATCTGCATGAAAGAACGCTTAGACATAGTTCCCATACCTATCCTCTGACCGGCACCGATAACCAAATTGTTGATGTCGGCACCACTGTGAGAATAAACAACATGGTTCTCATCAGTTTCAAAATCTTTATTAGGCGTGTAATCAACAACGCCTTTAGCACCTTTCATCGTTACATAAAACGACTTAGGTTTATTACCCGCATACGCTTTCATCAAAGCAATAGCACGTTTGTTCTCAACTTCCAAAGAAGCTGCGATCATACGTTGAGCTTCCTGAACAGGAAAATCAACAACCGCTGAAAGAACCGCTTCACCTCGACGACCCGTTCGGATATTAGAACCGGACTCACCGCCAAACTCGGAAGGAATACCAGCAGTTAAACGCTGACCCCTTTCCAACCTGTCGATAGTCGGGTTAGTCATAAACCCAGGGTTTACAACAGTGTCTTTTAATTGACCGCCTTTAAGAATCCCAACCTCACCAGTCAAACCATTAGCTGTGTTAATAATTTGAGGTGTCTCACCTGGATTAGCTACAAGCCAACTGTCAGGGAAAATACCTTTCTGCACAGCTAAAACTTCTAAAGCCATCAACTTGGCTTGCATCTGATACATGCCAAGCATCTGATCGAACTGTCCTTGAGGCTGATCCAAATTAACTCTGCCAGCAATAACAACAGGGCAAATGCCTGCACGATTAACGCTACGTTCCAACTCCGCTAAAGGAGGAGAATAATCAGCGTTACGATTCCAACTAGAACCCTGTTGTATATCTCTACCAACAGCTAAAAGAACAGTTTCTTCAGGGTCACAGTATTCAACAAGCTGATACAAGTCAGACCCTTTAGTATCTTTATGCCGGAGTTTAAAAGCATGGTCAGGGTAATTGTCCATCAACCAGTCGTAAGTCCGTTCATAAGTAAAAATTGTGTCATAAGGAGCCATGTCATCAGGACCGAAAAGAGGAGCTGGGAAAGTCGTCAACGGATCTCTAACAGTCCACTCAGGCACACCCAACTTAGAATTAAACCTTAACGAAACAGGAGAAGATGCGTAACCAAGCATGTGCCTGGCACGTTTCGACAATTTGATATCCATACGGTTATGTTGCCACCAGCCCAACACAGCCCTGCGTCTAACACTTGCACGTTTCTCAGCTTGCTTCTGATCGTCTTTAATCGGAGGCATTACAACATCAGGCATCACAGACGAAATTCTCATTGCTGTCTGATCCAAACCTTGAGCTAACAGATTAGCTACAGCTACCTGTTCGTTGTCATCAAGCTCAGGTAAAGGAACTACAATATCTCCATCATAAGCTGCTCTCACACGACGCATACGTGCGAAACCAGGCTCAAGATTTGATTCCCTTTCTCTAAGAAGACCTATGATTTCTTCAGGCGACTTCAAACTTACCTTCTCCTTTTATCCATGATGGCCTCCATAAAGGAGTTACATTCCCTTTAGGCAAACTAATGTTAGGGAGATTATGCTCCAAAAACCATTGAGCCATCACACAGTCATCGGTTGCTGACCCATGACCGTCTGGTGACCATTTTGTTACTTCATTAACTAATAGTAGTGCATGTGGGCGGGCTTCGGTACGTTGTTTACCAGGAAGTCTCACACGCCCGTGACGGTACAGAGGAGCAAGCATCTGCACCCCATAGTCAGGGTCCCCCTTATTGCGTGAATGAGTGTAATGAGGGATCAAATTAACCGCCCTCTCAGCAGACCAGCGCCTAAAATGATCGTATTGCAAAATAAACTTTTGCGCTGCATTAGCCTCAACTATCCAATAATTGATAGGTCGCCCTATATCAGCTGACCTCTGCCACCACTCCTCAGCTATACCAGTGAAAACACCCTCCTCATGGTTCCAATCCAAAAACGTAGGAGCATCCATCTTCTGACGGTAAGACTCCAACAAATAACGGAAACCAGACTCAGGGACATACGCCCAAACCTGCAAAGCCCAAAACTTACTAGGAGAAGGATCAGCCGTAGCGACAATAATCACTTCACCAGGAAGATTCTTAGGTAACTCCCACAAATCACGGTCATTATCCCAACACCCCTGATACAAAACACCATCATCACCCGTGCCACCACTAATCCACAAAGGATCAACAAGAACACTCGCAGGGTCAGCGTCATCCTGCTGGTACAAAATAGCGTACCTGTCAGGAGTTTGAGACTTCACATGCGTCAACTTCTTCCAATTCAAACGACGAGGATACAACAA